AAACTGTACTACCTGCGTGAGCGCACCGGTAAGTCTGCTCGTATTAAAGAGCGTCTTAACTAAGATAGCGCACGCGCTACATCCAAAGCGTGTTATAGAACAAGGGGTTAGCGTAATGCTAACCCCTTTTTTTATTGCCGTTGGCGGCGCAGTGGCGGCAGAGAAAAAGGCGATCAGCAGGCATAAAAAAAGCCTGCGGATGCAGGCTTAATGAGGCGGCGACGTTAGCGCAGGCTGGAAGGTGAAGCTGTGGGCACTGTTACAGGCCGCACAATATAGCGCGCCAGCGATTCATGAGTGACAAAGGTACAACCACACTCAACGTTCTGGCACTGGTGATAACGCTCTTTGGTTTCGGTACTGAGGTAGCGGCTTGAGCGCGCATGCGCGGCCTGCTGGCATACCGGACAATGCATCATAATGGGGTCTCCTTCGTGTTTATGCCAGTTATGATAACTCTTAAACTTGCAAATACAAGTTATAAGTTGCTTTTGCCCTTTTTAATAACTTCATACTCCACTTCGCCCACCGTCAACTCCAGATCCAGACGGGTGAGAAAGCCCTTCTCATTAATCGCATGCGTCACTTTACTGATGACCCAGCGAGTCGCATCGATGATTGTTTTAAAGCCGAATACCGAGACCGGCGTTTCGGGTGAGATATCCGTTCGCCCTTGTGCCAGGGTGATGCTAAAGGAGGCCACGTTGCGTTGCTGCTCGCTCCATGCCGATTCTGCCTCACGCATTGCTTCCTCTTGTGAGCCATATTGCTTTGGCAGCGTCAGCTCATTCTCCTTAGTGGCGACCGTGTAGTCGGTACCGCCTCCTCTGAAGTCTGCTTTGCGTGTGAGCTTAACCTGCTTCACCTGCTCTTTAGGCATAGAGGTATCCTGCCAGGTAGCAATAACCGTGCCGTAGGCGTCGCGATCAGCGATAGAGAAAGTATGACTATCCCCCTGATTGCGGGTAATGGTCACCGGTAAGACGTTTTTCATACCGCGCATGCACTGACCGGGGATCACCAGGATGATCTTGCCTGATTTCACGGCGACCTCGGCCCCGTTGCGCATTGCCAGGCGGGTGAGAAAACTGATGTCGCTCTCTTTCGACTGGTCGATATGGGCGATTTTAATGCTGCTCAACTCAGCCGGCACAAACACACCGAGGTCGTTTTGCCCGGCGATATCTTTAACAATATCGCCGAGCGTGGTGTCATGCCACGAACGTTCATGCGTACTGTTCATATTGCCGCGAAAATCGACGCCACGAGCGGTAATCGACACTTGATCGGGAGGGCCTTTGTGCGTTACCTGGTCGACAATAAAGCTCCCCATCTCGGTCAACGCCTGACCCTGCCAGCCAATCGCCAGACGTAATGTGTGTCCGCGTACCGGTAACTGGATCTGCCCATCCGCATCATCAAGCGTTAATGTCAGAGTATCAGCCTCAAATCCGCGATTATCTGTAACCGTCAGTGACATCAGCCGTGGTGCAATGTTGGCGGTGATATCGTTACCGCTCAGCGTCAGCCTGAAGGCGGGGCGCTTCGTGTCGGCCAGATTATTGGTTAATGCGTCAAGCATCAGAAGCTCCTCAGTTGATCGGCCACCTGATCGTAAAGATTGCCAAACATCTTCTCTAAGGACTCATCGACGCGGGTCAGCTTCAAGATGAAGTTGATTTTGCGCGGCGAACCGTCGGGGTAAAAAAGCATGCCGGTTTCGCTGACGTTATTAACGACATACATGCCGTAAATCATGCCTGTCCCATCAATCAGCGGCCAGGCCTTGCCCTGTTCCGCCATCAGACGTACCGCCGAGAGCGAGAGGGTGCCGCCAGTAAGCTCCGGGAAGAGCTCACCGGTGATATCAATTGTCTCGCTCCCAGGGCCGGTAAATTGAAAGGCATCGCGCTTGCCGACGCGGGCGTTGCTGGCCCAGCTAAAGTTGCTCTCCCTTTTCATGCTTTGATAAGGGAGGGTCTGCCGCATAAAAACAAAAAGGCCAAGTGCCAGCATCATTAGGCGTATCCTCCTGCCGCGCTGAATTGTGAAAGGGAGTTAGTGCGTTTCTCCTGCTCGTGCTGTGCCAGCAGATCTTTTAACTGACGCGCGCCATCGCCGCCGGGCGACATATCTCCCTGCAGAGTGATGTTATATTCGCTCTTGCTTTGATCGACATAGGAGCCGCCGGCCGCCGGGCGTGCCGCCTGATAATTGTCTAAGCGTGGAGGTTGCACCATGCCAAACGCCGCGCCGCCAGTAGTAGGTTGAGTCTGCTTATCGGGGCTGGCTTCAGCCGACTGTTTGTTAATAACGCCCAGCTTATCCAGCAACCACGTCACTCCCTCAATCAGCAGTTTTAGCGGTTTGAAAGGCAACGTTAACGCTTCAACCAGCAGTTGACCGAATATCTTGCCGGCGTTACCGAAGCTCTCCAGGGTCTGTTGGCTGGATTTCACTGGGGTGAGTAGATTGTTGAACCACCCTGCAATGTCACTGATGACTTTACCTATGCCGTCGAAAAGTGGCTGGAACGGCGCAAACAACTCGGCAATAGGAGCAAACGCCGTTTTGATGCCTTCAATAACGCCGCCAAAGAAGGCGCTAATTGGCTCCCAGTACTTATAGATCAGCAGCGCAGCGGCGGCGACGCCGGCAATAATGGCGACAATCGGTAGCGTGAGTGAGCCAAGCACTGCCGCTATCCCGCCGCAAACGGTGGTAAAGACGCTGCCGAATGTGGTTGCGATAGTGATAAGCGTGCTGATACCGGTGAATACCGGCGCGATAACGCCCGCCGCGGTGCCGACGGCACCCGCAATACCCACCACGACCGTGGCGATAAGCCCAAAACTCTGCACCAGTCCCTGGTTGTTTTGCACCCACTCTTGCAGCTTGCCAACATAGCGGGTCGCGGTCTGCACCAGCGAGCGCAGGGATGACTCTTGGGTACTGAAAATATCAACGCTCAGCGACTGGTAAGCTGCATGCAGCGCTTCGAGATCGGTACCCAGGTTGCCGACACTGCTCTGCATCGCCGCAGCGGGACCGGCAGCGCTATTCTGCAGTGCAGCGACCGCAGTTCCCGGGGTACTGACACTGTTTTGCAGGGTTGCAACGGCTGTTCCTGAACTGTTTTGCAGCGTAGCGACCGCGGTTCCGGAAGCTGAGGGTGTCTTCTGCACATCGGGCTGTGCGTTATCGGACGTTGCGGCAGGCGCAAGCGGGCTGTTTTTCAGCGACGCCTCAAAGCCTGGCTGCATGATTTTTTTGCCCAGTTCAAAGCCGGTCGAGGCAATCGACATACCCCTCGCGCCAATGGCAGAGACCTTTTCGCCTGCGCCGAGAAGGCGCTGCTGTACGGCTTGGATTTTTGCCGCGCGCTGCTGGCGCTGCTCCTGCTTCTGCTCTTGTTCAAGCGCCTGCCGCTGGGCGCTCAACTGGGTGGAAGTCTCACCGATCCGGCTTTGCAGCTGTTGCTTCGCGGATGACGGTGAGGCCGTCGTAATACCGGCTGTTGCCAGCGACTGCTGCTTAGCCGCGATATTTTCACGTAAGGTATCGCGTCGTTGCATGAGCTCAAGCTTCTGATGGGCGGTAAATTCCAGCAGCCTGACTTGTCCGGGCGTCTCAACCACCTCCAGTAGCTTTCTCTGGCGCTGGCGCAAGGCTTCAATGCGTTTATCGACGGCGCCGATGGTGTTCTGCGCGCGCGTGATCTCGTCGACCTGCGCAAGCTGGGTGTACAAGCCGCGCAGGTTTTTCTCCGTTCCTTTCACGCTGTCAGACAGAGAGAGAGTCTCTGTCTGTAACGATTTAAACGGGCGCGTCGCCTGATCAACAGCCGTGAGCAATTCCTCTAATTTTGCGCTGTTACTCATATCTGTTTCCGCTTCGCTGTAGCGCTTTTTCGCGCCAGGTGATGAGTTCTGTCAGGCTCAGGGGGTAAAGTTCTGACGGCGGCCAGTGAAAGATCACCGCAATATCCGCCATCAGATCGTCAACCGACAGAGTGGCCGGAAAAGTTACTGTGCCGAAGCCGGCGACAAAAAACCGACCACCTTGCCTGCCAGCGCAACCATATCGACCAGGTCGAGGGCGCCTACTTCCTGCTCCGTCAGCGACGGGGAGGTAATACGAGGCAGCACTTTAATTAGCGCGTCGACATCGGCGTTCGCCACCGAGGCCAGGCTCAGCCCGCGCAGGGTACCGGCATTCGGTTTCATCAGCGTCACGCTGTTAATTAACTGCTCACCGCGCTTGATCGGCGTTTCCAGGGTAATCACGTTGTCAGTTTCGTTGCTCATGGCATCCTCACTCTCTTCTTCGCGGGAAAAGGTACCCGGCCAGCAGGCTGACCGGGCGGTTATTACAGGCCGATATTACGGCGGTGCTGCTCGAGGCGATCGACGCCGTTCACTTTCTCCACCATATTGACGGTGTCGATTTCCACCAGCTCCTGGCCATCCATCGTCAGCTTGAAGTAGCTGCAGACCACGGAGATTTTGGACTCGGTATCTTCGCCCGGCTTGTTCTCACCGGTGTCGATCTCTTTCTGACGACCACGCATCACCACTTCAACGGCGACCGTTTCGCCGGTGTCGTCGCGCTGGTAGGAGCCGGCAAAGCGAATCGGAACCGCATCGGCGGTGGTGGCGCCATAGAGTTCCCAGATGGCGGCATCCGGGAAGCCGCCCAGCGACCACTCCATCGACAGGGCTTCGTCATCGAGACCCATATCAATCGGTGCCACGCCGTTCATGCCTGCGCCACGGTAGTTCTCCAGCTTGCGGGTCAGCTTCGGCAGCGTGATGGATTTGGCGATCCCCTGATAGCTAAAGCCATTGAGGAACACGTTCATATATTTAAGTTTTCGCGGCATTGCCATCTATCTGTTCCTTACTTGCTGTTAACTGAGGAGACCAGGTTCGCCAGATACTTATCCGTGATGCGCTGGCGCAGGGTCAGGTTTTCCAGAGGCGGCACCGGCGTATAGTCGTAATCGATATAGAGCTTGCCCGCCTTCAGCGATGCCGCGTCGTTCGCCTCTTCATCGAACCAGCAGGTGGCATCAATGATGTAGCCATTGCTTTTCAGTTCGCGGAATTTTGCGTTGATGCCGTCGATGATGTCGCGAATCAGCGATGCGGTGATCGGTTTGTCCACTGCCCACATATGCGCGTCAGCCATAGTGTCGGCAATCACCTGCGCGGTGCGGGTGTAGTTTTCAAACAGGAACAGCGGATCGTCGGAGCAGGTACGGTTGCCCCAGAAACGGAAGCCATCTTTGCGAATCAGCGTGGTAATGCCCGCTTCGTTCAGCAGATCGGCATCGGTGCCCGACTCCTGCAGATCCCAGAACACCGGGGTGCTGATGCCGGTAACACCATTGACGCCGACATTGGAGAGGGTTTTATGCCAGCCGGCTGACTGGTCGATCGCCGCACGCATACCCAGCGCGCGAGCCGTCGAGTAAGCGACAGAGGAGCTGTTGCTGGCGGTGTCCCAGGCGAGGAAATCGGGCCAGATCACCATCAGTTCGCGCTGGCTGAAGTTCTCGCGGTACTTGATCGCTTCAGAAATGGTTTTACAGCCCCAGGCGCTGACATAGCCAAAGGCGCGCAGCTTCTGGCAAATCGGTGCCAGCGCGGTAGCGACTTCGAGGCTATCAAGACCCGGTACGCCAAGAATGCGCGGTTTCACGCCGGTCACTGCTTCGGCGGTCAGCAGCGCTTTCAGGCCGGTATATTTACCGTTTTCGTCGGTGGTACCGATGATGTTGGAGAGGGTCTGCGCTTTGGCATCCTCACCGCTGCCTTCGGCAACGCGAACAACTACGATCACCGGTTTCGCCTGGTCAGCAATCGCCTGCAGTGATGCCGCCAGCGTGCCTTGCTTGCCTGCTTTGGCAATCGCGCTCTGCACGTTAGTGATCAGAACCGGTTCATTAAGGGGGAACATCCCTGCGTCTGCATCGCTGGCGGTACAAACCATGCCGACAATGGCCGTTGAGACTGTGGAAATGACGCGCGTGCCATCGTTGATTTCGACGACCTGAACGCCATGATGATAATCACTCATCCGTTTAACTCCGTGGTGTTGGGGTGAGTGCTATTTTCGAGTGTGGCGTCGCGGCGCGCTATTTGTCCGGGTTGGCGAGCGGCTGATACAACAGCGGGAATTAAAAAAAACGGGCCGCAGCCCGTTTGATTTAAGCTGGCTTTGCAGGCCAGGCGATATGTTTGTAATGATCCTCAGTCGTCACATCACTAACATCAAGCGCTTTCAGTTTATTGGCATACTCCAGCCAGCTTATAAGCTTCGCCTTATTCTCTTCACTGAGCGTGCCGAGCTGCAGTTCCGCTTTCCAGTCACTAACAGTGCTGTTAACGTCCAGAATCCGATTCTTAAGGTCAGACTTCGCTTTTCCCTGCCAGTTAATAACCGGCTCTTTCAGTACGGGGAAGCCGTTATTGTCTGCGGCGATCACTTTTCCGAACGATTGCGCCACGATAATAGGCTGATACTCCTCCTCCGTAATTTCAACCAGATCGTCAGGCCATGTACCGGCGCGTTGATATGCCTCTTTTAATTCTTGCGGATAGAAAGCATTATTTTTGGCACTGTAAAAATAGATCATATTAATATCCCACCGCCCAGTAAGTAATCAGGCCCGCTCGGGCATCAGAGGTTCCGTCATTCGACTGGAAGACCAGATTGGCAGAAGCATTACTCATTGCCTGTCCCCATACAGAGAGCATTCCCAATGTGTTCGACGTTGTCGTGCTTCGTTTCAGCGTTGGCAAAAAAGCGACACATGCAGAAGGAAATGCAATCGGGAACGTAATGGTTTTCAGCGTATCGTCATAAACAGCATCAGTGGTTCCCCATTGATAAATCAATCCTGTGCTGGCGTCTTTAAACCAGCCATTGACCGCTTTCGAGGCTGCGTTTTTTAACGGATACCGTGAATCAAAGTTCGCGTAGTTTGAAGGAATAACCATGCCTGAAATATTGGTCTGACTTCCTCCTAAATTGAGTGGTTGGCCTGTTTTCGGTGATAAGAGTATTGCGCCGCTTTCAGAAAGGAGGAGACGGTTTTCACCTTTATAGTTGTAGAAAGCTACGTCGTTGGAATCATTGCTGCCCTTACCAACATACCATTGGTTCTCATTTGACGCGTCCCGGGAAATAACGTAACTGGCAGCCTCGTTGACGGTTCCCTTTATTGCTACAACTTCACCATCAGCGTTAATGGCTAATCTTCCCGACATCACATCGCCAGCTTTTGACACAGCGCCCACCTCTGCTGCAGTGAGGCTGTTTTTAATTGCCAGGCTGCCAAGACCCAGATAAGCACGAATATCTGTTACGGCTCCCTTTGCAATCAGTTCTCGCCCGACCGCAGTGAGATCGGTCAGCGTGACGGTATCAACACCGGAGAAATAGGGGAGTTTGTTAGCGCTGGTTGCGAGAGCGGCAATTGCGGTTAACGCCGCATCGAGAGGCTGCTTGCCTGCCAGTTCGCTAATTATCGTGGCGCTGAAATTGGGATCATTATTAATAGCCGCAGCAATCTCTTTCAGTGTATCCAGTGAGGCAGGAGCACCATTAACCAGCGCAGTAATGGCTGTCTGAACAAACGCTGTGGTCGCGATCTGTGTAGTGCTGTTACCTGCTGTCGGAGTAGGTGCCTTCGGCGTACCGTTAAATGCCGGGCTGGCGAGGGGGGCATACTGCTTGTGTGGGTTTGCCGCCTCAACATGCTCTTTCATCTGGTTATCGGCGTACGCTTTCACCTCAATAACCTTATCGTCGACGTACTTGCGCGTCGCCAGCACCACCGCCGGGTCAATTTTCAGACTCACCGCCGAAGTTGCGGAGACCACCAGTGCCATACGCAGGGTTTGCGTGCGTGCGCTGCCCTCCAGCAGAAGCGGTTTGTAGGTCTCCGGGCAGTTAGCAACGGCAATCAGCGTACCGTCGGCGTCATAAAGGCCGATTTCGCGGATCCAGAAGCCACCTTCGTTCTCCGGAATGACCTGTTCGGCGATAATCTGGTTGGCGTCACCCGGGTCGACAAAGAGCATATTGAGTGGCGCAATACGTTTCTGGTTAACCAGCTTTGTTTGTGCGGGATCGGGGGTGGGTAGGGTGCCGTTACCGTCGCCGGTGGCCATATGGGTCAGCTTCAGCTGCGTGCCGAGTGCGGTGGCGTTCGCAAGCTTCGCGGCTCCCTGGTGGGTCAAAATGGCAAAATATTTCATAGTCAGGCGTTCACTCTCAGTTAGTGATTGAGTAAACGCTATTGTCGTGGGCAGTTTAGGGAAGGGGCTATCGAATGCGGTTGGCTGTCAGGCGGGACAACCTGACGGAAAAAGGCGTGATGGCGGCTTCGCCTTATCAGGCCAGGGCTAATTGTAGGCCGGGTAAACGCAGTGCCACCCGGCAAAACGGGCCGCAGCCCGTCATCTTTTATTGTGGCTGTTCAGGCCAGGCGATATCGGGCACGGTAGCCGTATCGACTTTCTGTAGCGCCTGAATGTAACGCATCCAGGCGGTGAGCTGCGTCTTATCATCATCGCTGATAATGCCGAGCTGCAGTTCTGTCTGCCACAGGCTGATGCTGTTTTTCGCGTTATTGAGCAAACGGGCTTTGGTCTGCTCGGCCTGCGCGATTTGCGCCGTCTGCTGTGCGGCGTCATCCGTTACCCATGCGCTGCCGTTCCAGACATCGTACGGCGTAGCGGGGGCTAGCGGGGTAACATCATCCGGGTAATCACCCAACTGCGTCAGTGTCCTTTTCTCCCCGGTGGTTTTGTCATACACCTCGCTGCCGCGATAGTCAGGCGCATACTCCCAGCCATTTAGCGCTGCGTTGCGGCGCACCGCAAAACCTGATTTCGCTGCTAAAGGCTTATCAAGGGCCGAGTTCGCCGGGATGCCGACGCCTACAGCAAGATACTCTACGCTGCTGCCGAGGCACTCGCGGCTCAACGCGTCAAAGTTATAGACGGTGATAGTGCCCGCCTGGCTGGCTAAGTGGTTTTCGTTAAAAATAGCGGTTGTCATTATGCTGCTCTCACGATGAAGTTAAAGGCGATATTACGAGGACGAGTTTCTGTGCCACCTGTATTTCCTACACGGCCTTTGGAGTGAAGTGTTGGGGTGGGAATTAAATTTCCTCCTGTTGACGATGCATCGATACCGCGACCTTGCACATAGTCAGTTCTATGGATAACGCCAATATCCCACTCTTTAAGCCCGTCATAGTCTGTGTTAGCCACAATGATATGGCGGTGTTTTTCTAACATCCCTGACTGTGAGCTGAGTAATGCACGTCCCGCATCGACTCCGCGCCCTGCGTCCCAGCCGCGAATAAACTCGCCGCGCAGATCCGGCACTAAACCGGCCGGGTACGCTGCCGCCAGGCGCGGATACTTTGTTTTGTCGAACGTGGCGCCGTTGCAGAGGAGCCAGCCTAGCGGTGGCTCCGCGAGCGGCCAGGCGATCGGCGCACCGACCGGCAGAATGTAGGCATCATTTGCCACCACATCACGCACATATTTGGTATTGGCAATCTGCTGACCGTAATTACTCACCAGCGTGTCCGGAACCGTCGGGATCCCCGTAAACGCTGGGCTGGCGAGCGGTGCATATTGCGGATGTGGATTGGCGGCCTTGAGATGATTACTCAGCAGGTCATCAGCATACTGGCGGGTAGCCAGCACTACCGACGGGTCGATTTTCAGCGTCACCGCCGCCGCTGAGGAGACGACTACCACCATACGAATGGTCTGCGTGCGTCCGCTACCCTCCTGCAGTTGCGGTTTATAGGTTTCCGGGCAGTTCGCCACCGCAATCAGCACGCCAGCATCGTCATAGAGGCCAATTTCACGGATCCAGAAGCCACCTTCGGTTTCCGGGATAACCTGCTCGGCAACAATCTGGTTGCCATTTTTCGGGTCAATCGAGAGCCGGTTTAACGGCGCGATGCGCTTCTGGTTGATCAGTTGGGTCTGCGCCGGATCCGGCGTAGGTAGCTGACCATTAGCATCGCCAACGGCCATCTGCGTCAGGCTGATTTGCGTGCCCAGCGCGGCAGCATTCGCAAGCTTTGCCGCCCCGAGGTTAGTCAAAATAGCGAAATATTTTGCGGTCATGCATACGCTCTCAGGTTGTTTGTTGAGAAGTGAACGATGCAGATATTTTCCGTTCAGCCGCAGGCAAACACCATTAAGGGGCGTTGGTTACGCACTCACACAACAGGGCGGGCAAAAAAAACGGGCCGTAGCCCGAAGGTGGGATGAGCGCGAAGGTTATGCGGCTCTCATTATGTAGTTAAAGGCGATATTCATAGGTCGATTTTCAGCAGCCGTTGGCACCACGTTTGCTGCGCTAAAGGTAGTGACAACTTCATCAGCTAATGTATTAACGTTTGCAGACGGGGCTGAGATAGCTTTGCTGTATTCAAATGCCCCTGTCCATGCGTTGACGGAGTCTCCTCTATAATCGAAGCCAAGAAAGCTGCCATAGATGTTACGAATCGCATCTCCCTGGCTTGAAAGCAACACGCGCCCGCTATCTATTCCGCGCCCATCATCCCATCCGCGGATAAACTCCCCGCGCAGATCCGGCAAATTTCCTGAGGGAAAGAGAGCCGCCAGCTTCGGATACTGCCCTTTATTAAAAGGCGCGCCGTTGCATTTAAGCCAGCCGGCGGGCGGGGTAGCGGACGGGTAGGGCATTGGCACACCGACTGGTGTGAAGGAGGGGATATCGGCAATTTGCAGATACTGTGGATGGGGATTCGCCGCTTTCAGGTGTCCGGCCAGCAGATCGTCGGCATATTTACGCGTTGCCAGCACCACCGACGGATCGATTTTTAACGTCACGGCCGCCGTTGAGGAGACCACCACTACCATGCGGATGGTCTGCGTCCGTCCACTGCCCTCCTGCAGCTGCGGTTTATAGGTCTCCGGGCAGTTCGCCACTGCAATCAATACCCCTTCGTCATCGAACAGACCCAGCTCGCGGATCCAGTACCCGCCCTCACTCTCCGGGATAATCTGTTCCGCAACGATCTGGCTCTCGTTCTCCGGGTCGACCGACAGGGCATTGAGCGGCGCAATGCGCGTCTGATTGATGAGCCGGGTTTGTGCCGCATTGGGTATCGGCAGCGAGCCGTTACCATCCCCGATGGCCAGCTGCGTCAGGTTAAGCGTCGTTCCAAGCGCGGTAGCGTTCGCCAGCTTTGCCGCGCCCTGATTTGTTAAAATCGCGAAATATTTTACAGACATGGGATTCTCTCAGGTTTGTTGAGCAGTGAACGGTAGCGATATTTTCCGTTCAGCGTCTGGCGGACGCCACGCGGTGGCGTTGGTCTGCGGGGCACACAACAGGGCAGATAAAAAAAAACGGGCCGTAGCCCGAAGGGGGGATTAAACCGTGATAGTGAGGCTATCAATCAGGTGGATCGCCGATGCCGCATAGCTTTCGCCGCCGACAACAATCTCTTCCGGCGTGTAGGGGTAAACGGTGAGCTCTTCGCCGAGGTAGCAGGCCGCGCCGACGTAGCACTCGCCCTGGCTACTGAGGCTGATATTCAGCTCCGTCAAATGGCGGCTTGCCGGTTTGGCATCGTTAATCAGCCGCTCCAGCTCCTGGTACGTCTCTTCGGTAATGCCATTCTCCTGAACGCCAATTACCAGCCGGAAGGTGCCAGGTTCGCCGTTATCCTGCCACCACTCGCGCAGCTCAATCAGGAAGCCAAGCGGCTCAACCACGCGGTGAATGGCGCTGCGCGTTCCTTTATGTTGATGGACGAAAAATGAGGAGGCGATCACCTTCCGTTTGGTCGCTTCCGGCCAGTTAAAATCCCAGCGGTCAACGGAGAGAGCCCAGGCCAGATAGGGCAGCAGCTCGGCCGGGCAGGTTAGCGGATCCCACAGCGTGCGCAGCGGCACCGGTACGCGTTCAATCTGCGCCGCCGCGTGTGCTGTCGCCACCTCGAGAACCGATGAGCCAACAGGCAACAGACGGTCGTCACTCATCGGTACCTCCGGTGGTGATTTTCCACGCCGTACACCAGGAGGCCTGGCTCTGATCGAGCACGATATCTTTCTGCGGTGCGTTCAACACCACCCGCTGTACGCCCTCGACGTGAAGCGCGGCGTAGATGGCCGACAGGCGAATATCGCGCCCCAATCGGCGCTGGGCGGTAATGTAGGCTTTCAGCTTCTGCTCAGCCGCCTGGCGAATCGGCTCTGATTCAGGCCCTGGGTAGAGAAAAAGCGTGGCATCAATCTGGTAGGGCACAATCTTCGCGCTCTGTACCGTCACGCGATCGCCGACCGGGCGTACATCCTCCGCGTTAAGGGCTTTATCGATAATCGCCAGCAGTTCAGGACTCGCGGTGCCGTCGCCCTCGCGGGAGAGCACTGAGATGGTGACGCAGGCGGGCGACGGGCTGACGGCTGAGATATCCGCCACGCGACCATCAGCGCTGCGGCCATGATACTCATAAGCGCCTACCGGGCCGGCAACGCTGAGCCCTTCAAAAGCCTGCTGCGCGCGCAGGCGTAAATCGGTGTCGGACTCCATCACCGCAGGCGTAGGTGGGAAGGTGCTCTCATCGGCAGGGACGATCACCAGTCGCGCGGTGTTGCTGTTCGCCGCGACAGCATCAAGATCGCTACGGGTGGCATACGCCAGCATCACCGCGCGGGCCGCTTCGTTGACGCGCTGGCGCCAGACCACTTCGCGGTAAGCATTCTCTTCGAGAAACTTAGTCAGCGGCTCGGACTCCAGCGCCAGCGTACGGGTAATCGCCTCCTGCTGGTCGGCGGGAAAGAGTGAAACAAGGGTCGTTTTGCGCTCATCCAGGATGCGCTCATAATCTAGCGCCTCGACGACATCGGGCGCGGGCAGTTGGCTCAGATCGATAATCGGCATGGTATCAACTCACAGGAAGGGTTAAAGAGAGGGACTCGCCGGTGCTGGCAAGCTGGCCGGTCAGATTGACCACCATCTTGCCGTCGAACTGGCGTTCGGCCGTCACCGCGCTGAGGGTGATGCGCGGCTCCCATTTCAGCAGCGCCATATAACAGGCCACCTGAATTTGCAGCGCCAGCGCCGGGGTTTGCGGCTGATCGAGCATATCGAAAAGCAGTGAACCGTAATCACGGCGCATCACGCGCGAGCCTACCGGCGTGCGCAGAATATCGCTGATGCTCTGGCGAATATGGTCGACGTCGGTCAGGCTGCGCCCGGTGGTGCGATCGAGGCCGAAATAACGTGCTGTCATAAAGGTGCTCCTGTGGTGCCGCCGCTGTCGCCGGGGTGTTTGTGGCTATGCAGCACTTTGCCGTTCGAGGTGAGCGAACCGCCGCTGTGCGTCACATTGCCGCTCATCGTGCCGCCTTTTTGCACCTCCAGTGTGGCGGTGATCAGCTTATTGGTGCAGACCACTTCCGGCGTATCGAGGGTGATGCGCGTCGACGCTTTCACCAGCACTTGCGGTACGCTGGCGGTAATCGACTCGGACGCGGTGATATCGGCAGTTTTAATTCCGCTCACCTTCAGGGCACTGGTCTGCGGTTCATATTCAAACACTGCGCCGTCGGGAAACGTGACGTGCCAGGCGTCCGCCGAGGCGGAGGGGGCCGGATGATCGTTGGCATAAATCCCCGGCATAACGAAAGCGGTCTCCAGCTCGCCGCCGACCGCAAGCAGTAACACCTGCTCATCGACGGAGGGCGCCCACCAGCTGCGCGAACGCCCGGCGCGGTGGGTTAACCACTGTAGCCAGTCGGTCACCATACCGCCGGTCGCTACCCGGCAGCGCCCGGCTTTCAGGTCGACCTCAACGATAATTCCGGTGCGGATCATATTGCGAAGCTGGCGAGCCAGTTCGTGAAGCGAAAGTTGTCTGTTCATAAGCGAAATGATGCTATGCGTCCCCGGTTTTGAAAATTGAACAAGGCTGTCCGGCTTTTGGCACAACGCAGCCGTGGCGTATGGCGCAGGCGATCACGCCTGCCAGCGGCTCACCAGCTCGCCGTTGATATAGAGCTCTTTCGGCCGGGTGACGAAAGCCGGTGGCAGCGGCTCCGGCAGCGTTTCGGCGATAAGCGTCCCGTTGACCTCTTTCACCTGGGTGCGCTCGGTCAACTGGAGCATCATCGTCACATCCTGAGTGCCATCGCCGTTGGTCAGCAGCGTCCAGCCAAAGCCGCCTTTCTGCCCCGCGTCGACACAGAGGATGTCGGGCTGGTTTTCGCGCAACCACGCCATCACCGGCACGAACAGCGTGTCGATATCACCGCCAAAACCAGTGATGGCGACATTGAGGCTGAACTGTTTTTCAAACGACAGGGAGCTGGCGAGCGTGGCGATATTGCTGCCTTTATCGACCCACAGACGCAGCATCGAGGGGGTATCGTGCAGCGCCGGAACGGCGTTAATCAGGGCGCTGCGCAGAGAGTTGGGTTTTAGCATTGATCTCATCCTGGCAAAGTTTAAGGGTTTCAACTTGCAGCGCGCACTGCACCAGCGCGTGCTCAAGCTGGCGAATATCGGCGCTCAGATCGCCGTTAGTTTGCGGTGCGCTTGCCGGCATCGGGCAGAGGCTGACCTGCGGGCAACCGCTGTAGACAATGAGCGGCGGAGGAGCAGGCGGGGCGCTGGTGCACCCGGCGCACAGCATCAGGTAACTCAGTGCGGTACCAGTGGCGAAAAGCTTCGTTCTCATTTAATAACCTCGCGATCGCGTTTTCTCGTTGCAGCGCCTGCGCGCTGGCGGCATCGAGCTGCTGGCGCAGCGCGACCTGCGCCTGTTGATTTTTCGCCGCCAGTTCTGTGGTGGCGTTGAGAGCGGTCTTAAGGCGTGTAAGCGTGGCGCCCTGCTCGCGCGTCAGCTGCTGAGCGTTGGCTAAAGAGGTGCGCAGGGTGTGGTTCTGCTCAAGAAGCCAAAGCCCAGCCAGCGCCGTCAGCAGCAGTGCCGCCAGGCGGATGCTCATTTCACCCCCTGCAGGCACCAGTCGCGCTCGCGCTGGCGGCGGTTTTCCAGCCCGCGGTTGCGCACGCCATCGACATAGACCCAGCGCGGTAGCTGATCGCAGGCCTGCTTCCACGCTTTCTGGCGCAGGTACCAGGCAAGCGTTGAGGCGCAGGCCGCGCCGCTGCCGACGTTAAAGGTGAAGCTGACTACTGCGTCATAAACTGGTTGCGGCATCTCCACCGGCACGCATTGCGCCAGGCGGCGTTCAACGTTCAGCACATCGGCGACCAGGTTGACGGCGGCCTCTTTTTCGCTGATATCGCGCGCAGGGATCACTTTCGCCGTGTGGCCAATCCCTGATGTCCAGACCCCCGCGCTGCACTGATAGGGACGCAGACGGCACCCTTCGAGATCGGTAATCAGCGCCAGTCCCGCCTGTGAGGTGTGCAGCAGACGAAAATCGGGCAGCAGCAGCGCCAGCGCCAGCACGGCCGCCGCGCTACAGCGTTTAACGGGTAAGCCCATTGACCACCTCCTGGCTCACCGCGCAGGTTTTGAGGAACAGATAGCTTTTACGGCGGTAATACCAGTTCACGCCGACGGTCATGGCGACGCCGAGCGCGCCGAAGTAAGCGGCAAAGTCTTGCGGCGTCATGGCGCCAAAAAAGGTCAGGGCGACGCTAATCCAGTAGGCCAGCGACGAGCTGATTCTCTCAATACTTACGCCCATAGATTTACCGTCTCCTGCATGGCCTGCACCGCGACATCGGGCAGGGTGATGGCGGTGCCATGCGGGAGCACGACACCCAGCTCAGCAAGACCTGGGTTGGCCGCCAGCACGCGTTCGACGACGCCCGCCGTTCGCCCGTAGTAGCGCAGGCAGATCAGATCGAGGGTGTCGCCCTGTTGTGTTATCGCATTCATCGTTTTGCGTCTCTTACCATCCGGAAGGTTTTTTCCATGGTTAAGTTTCCGCAGGAGCGAGGCTAAGAGCTATGGCCTGGTGCTGGCGCGTGGCTGGTACAACAAGGGGGGAGGAGAAAGTGACGCACCGGGCGAGGTAAGCGCTAGCCGGTGCGTAAAGCGTACGGTAAAGAGAGTGGCCGGATTCGGGGGCGGCGGGCTATTCGGCTTTGTAATAAATATCCTCATCATCGGGTGTGGTGTTCTCGCTCTCCGCCAGGTCCGCGATCAGGCTTAAGGCCAGCTTCAGGTCGGAAGGCTTGCAGTTAGCAATAAGCGACACCTCGGCAATGAATTGCACGCATGCCCATTTGTGCTGAGTCTGATTTAGTCGTTCAAAGACCATGAATTCCTCTCATGAATTCTCTTACTGTATGTTTATACAGTATCATAGGCTGGATATTTATGGGAAGCGAAGATTATTTTGTCTAATCACTATGTCGCTGATAAAAAAACAGTATTGTGAAGTGACAAATATTCTGACCATCTATCGCTTGCCAAAAAGTCATTATTCTTAATGGTGTTGAGATCGGTTTTTAACCTCCCGTTTCGCTCACTGAGGATCCCCTCCCTTAGCCGACGGGTGAGCTGCCGTCGCTCGTAATCCGTTAGCGGTTTACCCGGATCGAAGGGCGTACAGTTATTGACAGAACTCCAAGCGGGCGCAGTCGCGCCCTGAAAAACCGCCGCCGCGCGCTTCGGCACGATGGTCCATTTTTTCAGGCGGGTTAGCACCGGCGAGCCGCTGCCGATCGTCGTGTCATACACACCGCGAATACGAACCGTCGGTTCGCCATACTGGTTAAATTCACCCTCAGCTTCATACAGGGTGCGTACCTGCAGATCGTCACGGCGCACAAACGGGCCGCCCTGGGCGTTAACGTAGCTGGCCCAGTCGCCGTTATCGGCGGCATCGTGCACCTCGGCGAACTCCACGCTCAGCCCTTTGGCCGTGGCGCTGTCGGCCATTTTGCGTAACTCCCGATAGACGGTGACCGGCGCGCCGCCGACAAACTGGAACTGGCGGATATGCCAGCGCGCTGCCCAGGCCGAGACCGCGCAGGCGCTCTCTTTCAGCGGCGCGTCCGTTTCGTGGTCGGTTTCATTATCCAGCGCGTAGCCGTCAATATTCTTGGCGATATACTTCGCCACATACCCCGTCGCGCTCCCTTTTTGCGCATCGATCGCCTCGGCATGAAAGCGGGCTTTGCGCGCCTTGTCGCTGCGCAGCTCCTCGCTATCTTGCTGGTGGGCAAAATCACGCAGGATCTCGCGCACTTTCTCTCTGTCTTGCGGCTGCATAAACAGCAGCAGGTGCCAGTGCGGGGTGCCATCGTGATGCGGCTCCGCAACGCGAATACCAAAAATACGCAGGTCGTCGCGGTGCAGCCTGGCGCGAATGCGCGCCCACAGGCGGGTGAAGTAACCCTGGGTTTGCGCCGGGCTGGCGCCGTTCCATTTCAGGTTGCGATGCCCGGTGTGGGAGGTGGCGTGAAAGGCGGCAGGGGCGGTCAGCGTGTAGAACTCGCCAACGTAACCGAGTGACTGACAGATGGTTTCGAAACCGCGAATGCGCGTCATCAGCTCGCAGCGGCGGATCGCCGGGTTGGCTATCGACCCGTCATGCTTATCAAGCAGGCTGATGCGGTTTCCCTCTTCATCCTCCAGCTCCATGCTTTTGAGAAACGCCCGGTGGCGGCGCTTCTGTTCGCGCCAGGTGGTGATGCAATCCCGGCTGGCGTAGGGCTGCGTTTTACGGCTCACCAGCCCCAGCGCGATATGCAGATGCTCGCGCCACTGGGCGGCGGCCCGGCGAAGATGGCCACGCCACCACTGCTCGCTGAAAAGACGGATCACCGCCGGGGCGAGATCCTCCGCGCAGACGCGGCGTTGCGTGACGCGCTGCCAGTGCGGCGGGGTGACGTTAAATTGCAGGGCGATAAGCGCAGCGTGATGATACCAGCGGTGCAGGGTTTTCAGCTCGGTCTGCTCATCGGCATCGATATCCGCCAGCTCGCCGCGAACAAAGTGGGCGATATCTTCCGCCAGCCGGTCGACGCTGGCCCGGTTGCAGTCCGCTAACTGGTTGTAGCGGTTAACCAGCTCGACCAGCCGGCCCGCCAGCGCCTGCTGGAAAGCCGTGTCGAAATGGCCGTGAAAGACCGCCTTTGAGATGCGTGATTGCAAACAATCGATCTGGTAGCGGGCATTCACCGCCTTTAACCGTGGCAGGGTTTGCCTGGCGAAACGCAGCAGAAAGGCGTGCGCCCGCGCAGCGCCATGCGCCTTTTCCAGCGCCTGCTCTGTGCGGCTAATGGAGAGACGCACGCAGGCAGGCTGCAGCGCCAGCGCATGACGCGCCTGCAACACCGCCGCAATGTGCTGATTGCGGCGGTGCTGTTCGGCGTGGGTCAGATAGGGGCTGGCGATAGCGCTGCGCGGCGCGTTCCAGGGGTAGGCCAGGCTGACAGCCACTTATCCTCTCCTGAAGTGCTTATCTTTCAGTTCGGCGATCTGCTGGCAGCTGACGCAGCAGGTCACGCCCGGCAGCGCCATGCGACGCGCCTCGGGGATCGGCATATCGCAGCATTCGCAGGTTAAGCGGGAGGGGAGCAGTAAGCGGCGGCGGGCGTGCAGAATATGCCGCTCGCGCTCCTCCATTTCACGTTGTTGAACGCCATCCATTTCATCGGCCATCAGTGCAACTCCAGCGCCTGGTTATCGATATGGGTCGCCTCCTGGCGCAGCAGCTCGGCGGCATCGCTCCAGTCGAGGCGCTGGGAGGCAATAAAGCTCGCCAGCGTATCAAGGCGGGCAGAAACGGCACCGGCGCAGCGCAGGCGTTCGTTATTGCGGGCTTCAGCCAGCAGCAGCGTGACCTCTTCGCCGCTGCGGGCGGGGGTATGAAGTGCGGTCTTTCTCATGGTAACTCTCCTGAATTTGGGCAAAGGGATGCCCGACGGGTTGACGTCTCGGTGTTGAAATTAGGGGTTAAAGCGGCATGGTTAGCCGTTTCGGAAACAGGCTGACAACGACGCGAAAGTGGTTCATGGCGGCAATCAGCGCGCGCTTCTCCTCGAGAGTAAGCAGATGCGGGTCGAGCGCCTGGCGGGCGGTAGGTACGCGGGCGAGAAAGAAGATCGCCGCCAGCGCCCGGGCATTCGCTTCATACTGCTCGTCGCGTCTGTCGCGCAGATCGTCGATAAAGCGCGCCACCTCGCTCCAGCTGTCGCCCCAGTGGCGACCGCGAAGCTCGCTGATGTGGTTTAACCCGGTAAGCCGCTCGCCGGCACTCAGCGGTGCGCTGGCGGCAGGTGAGGTGATCGCCATAGATCCTCCTGCGTGAGCGTGAACTCGCAAATGCAAAATTAGCTGAGTGAGGTGGCGGAGCGCCGATCGATGTAACGGCAGTCGATTGCCTGCTGCGTTAACTTATCGCGCCAGGCTTTGACGTTAATCAGCGTGCGGCTGCGTTTACCGGCGTCGGTATGCTCGCGGGTCGGGGCTTTAAGCAGCACGCCCTCATCAAGCCACTGCCACACCAGACGCTCGCTGATGCCGCGCATTGCAGCGAAATCCTTTACCGTCATCGCATCGGACATTGCCGAGCGGATCAGGGTTTGCAGCGCTGGCAGCAGGGCGGACATCAGCTCATCCATCTGCCCATGTGAAAAGGTGCTGAATTGCATTTGTGAGCCGGATAACGGATGCGACGGCATTGATTTTGCATCTGACATATCGCATTATCTCCTGTTGTTTGAAATGTAGTGCACTGCTGTGCATTTTGGTCGATGAACAGCAATATAGATCGCAAATGCGATTGTGTAAATCACTTTTTCGATGTTGGTGTCCATGAGTGAAAACAAGATGAGTGTTCAGGATGTGGTGGATCGCATCGCAGCGTCCTACTCCGTATCCAGTCAGAAAGCGCTTGCCGAAGCGCTGGATGTGCCGGCGAACAATATCAGCAGCTGGATCCAGCGGGAGAGCGTGCCCTATAAGGCGGTAGTCAAATGCGCGCTCGATACCGGCGCGGATCTGCACTGGCTGGTAAACGGTGAGTTTGCAAATGCGAATCTTATTGAGAAGCCGCAGGTAAAAGGCAAGGCACTGTATGAGGAGATCCTCTCGGCGGGCGGACGCCCGGTGCTGCGCCGTATCCTTGATGCCTATGGCTTCCAGATGCAAAAAGAACTGGGCGATCTGCTTGATATCTCTTCAGGCACCATCAGCACCTGGGTGCGCCGCGACTTCTTCCCTGGTGATGTGGTTGTCACCTGCGCGCTGGATACCGGTGTCTCCCTGAAATGGCTGGCAACCGGCCAGGGTGAGATGTACCCGGCACCGGCTGCTTCGCAGAGCGAGGCTGTCATTACCATTCCGAAATTCCGCCATGAGTCCGGCGAGCTGAAAGAGGCGGGCGTCTGGACATTAGATCCCTCGCTGGCTCCGGCCACCACCGATAGCCTGTGCTTTATCGATGGGTTGCATGCCGGCTGGCTGGTGGATACCGCCGCGCAGAAGGTGGGCAACGGGCGCTGGGTGATTGGCATTGATGACGCGCTCGATGTCTTTGATGTCGTGCGCTTGCCCGGTGGCAAAGTGCGCCTGAGCAATAACGCGGTCGATTTTGAGTGCGGTNNGGCAACGGGCGCTGGGTGATTGGCATTGATGACGCGCTCGATGTCTTTGATGTCGTGCGCTTGCCCGGTGGCAAAGTGCGCCTGAGCAATAACGCGGTCGATTTTGAGTGCGGTGTAGCGGAGATCGCGCCGTATGGCGTGGTGCTCTTCACGCTGGAAAAGCATGTGTAAGCGGCAATGACAGTCAGTAAACAGAAGAGCGGGAAGTGGCTCTGCGAAGTCTATCCCCAGGGGCGCGACGGGCGGCGCATCCGCAAACAGTTCTCCACCAAAGGCGAAGCGGAAGCCTTTGAGGCATGGGCGAAGCGGGAAGCGGAAGAGAAACCCTGGCTAGGCGAGAAGGCTGACCGCCGCCGCTTAAGCGAACTGATTGCGCTCTGGTACAAGCTGCATGGCCAGTCGCTGGCGGCGAGCAAATCACGGCTGGCGAAGCTGGAGATTGTCTGCCGCGGGCTGGGCGATCCCATCGCCGCGCAGCTGACGGCGAAAGCCTGGGCGCACTATCGCGATAAACGCCTGAGCGGTGAGATTGACAATGGCTACACGCCGGACCCGGCAAAGTGGAAAGTGAAGCCCATCACCGTCAATCGCGAGCAGCACTATCTCAGCGCGGTGTTTAACGAGCTGACGCGCCTGGGCGAGTGGTCGCTGCCTAATCCGCTGGAGAGCGTGCGGCCGTTTCGCGAAAAAGAGCGCGAGATGAGCTGGCTGACGCAGGCACAGATCGCCGAACTGCTGGCGGCCTGTGTGCGTTTCGGCAATACCGATTTAACCCGGGTGGTGAAAATTTGTCTCGCCACCGGCGCGCGCTGGCGCGAAGCAGAATCCCTCACCCGTACCCAGCTGGTGCCCAACAAGCTCACCTTTGTGAAAACCAAAGGCGGCAGAAACCGCACTGTGCCGATCCCGCAGTGGTTGTTCGACGAGCTCGCGCCGCTTGAAGGCGCGCTGTTTCAGCCCTGTTATTCTGACTTCACCCGCATGTTGGCCACCACCTCTATCGCGCTTGCCGAGGGGCAGAAAACCCACGTTCTGCGCCACACCTTTGCCTCGCACTTTATGATGAATGGCGGCAACATCCTCGTGCTGCAGCGCATCCTCGGCCATGCCAATATTCGTGAAACCATGCGTTATGCTCACTTCGCGCCCGATCATCTTGAAGAGGCGGTCATACTCAACCCGCTGGCCATCTTCAATGGCGGCAACGTGGCGGCAGACGATGCATAACCCTGCATTTCACTGCACTTAACCTGCCTGGGACGCCATTAAAATCAGGCCGCAGGCCAGAGGGTGTGGGCGGGCCCGCAAAAGCGGCTTAACTAACTTTTCTGGTCTTTTTAGCACGATGTTTTGCCTCTTCGGGTAAAATTATTAACCTTCTTATGATGTTTAATTTACAATGCCGCTTCGACCTGAAGGAGGCGCGGTGAAGCACGTTTTTCATCCTACGAAAGCCCAACGCTCAGCCCTGTGGCTGGCGCTGTTTGCGATCCTGCTGATCCTTGTCGCTCCCCTTATTTCAACAGCCCTGCAAAAAGATCCGATGAGCGCGATGCCCGGTATGCATCATGAGATGAGTATGCCGATGCCCGTGCAGAGCGATCATTCCCATCATGAGATGTCACAGCCGGAGAGCCCGCCGCCTGCCATGCCGCTTGATCACGCTGAAGCGTGCGGTTATTGCGTACTGCTGGCCCATGTTCCCGGCCTGATTTTCCTGCTTGTCCTGCTGCTGTTGGGGCGCGTATTGCGCGTGACCTGTGCGCCTGCCCGCACGCGCCCACGGCTATGGCACTTTATCCCCTGGCTTTGGCCCGATACCCGGGCGCCGCCGCATTTACGCTTTTCCTGACCCCAAAATAGTGTTCCGCCTGCGCGGAATGGCACACCTTTGCGCTTTTTGAGGAAAAGTATGACTTCCTGCACCCCTCGCGCGGCGTGGCTTAACCTGCTGCGACGCCTCCATTTCTATATTGGTCTGTTTGTCGGCCCCTTTATCTTTATCGCCGCGCTGAGCGGTACGCTCTACGTTGCCACGCCGCAGCTGGAGAGCTGGGTTTATCACGATGCGCTGTATGGCGTGGCGAGCGGCGAGCGGCAGCCGCTGGCTGATCAGCTTCGCGTCGCCGAACAGGTGACGGGCGGCCATCTGCGCTTACAGGCCGTGCGCCCCGGCCTGAGCGATAGCGAGACGACGCGGGTGATGTTTGCTGACCCGCAGCTTGGCGTCTCGGAGAGCCGGGCGATTTTTATCGATCCGGTAACCCTACAGGTGAAAGGAGATATGACCGTTTACGGCACCAGCGGTATTTTGCCGCTGCGCCAGTGGATTGATTACCTGCACCGTTCACTGCTGCTGGGCGATCCCGGCAGGCTCTACAGTGAGCTGGCGGCGTCGTGGATGTGGATCGCCGCGCTCGGCGGTATTACGCTGTGGTTTTTCACCCGGCCAAAACGGCGCATCAACAACCGCGTACAGAACCATCGCCGCCTGCACGTCACGCTCGGCTGGCTGCTGCTGGCCGGTATGCTGCTCTTCTCTGCCACCGGCCTGACCTGGTCGCAGTGGGCGGGCGGTAACGTCGATAAATTGCGCGCTGCATTTAACTGGATGACCCCGCAGGTGAATACCCAGCTCCAGGGCGAAGCCTCACCGGCCGATCCGCACGCTGAACACCATATGCACCATGAAGGGATGGCGATGCCCGATATGACGCTTAACCCTGCGCTATTTGACGCAGTGCTTGCCCGTGCGCAGGCGACCGGGATTGCGGCAGAGAAAGTTGAGATCCGCCCGCCGCGCGATGCGGATCACGCCTGGACGGTTACGGAGATCGATCGCCGCTGGCCGACGCAGGTGGATGCAGTCGCCATTGCGGGAAGTTCGCTGGCAGTGATAGATCATGTGCACTTTGCCAATTTCCCGCTGATGGCGAAGCTGACGCGCTGGGGCGTGGATTTCCATATGGGCGTGCTGTTCGGCATCTTAAATCAGCTGGTGCTGATCGCCTTTGGCAGCGCGCTGTGCGTGATGATTATCGTCGGCTATCGTTTGTGGTGGATCCGCCGCCCGGCGGCGAGCGAGACGTTGCTCCACGCCTGGCTGCAACTCCCCGTCGTGGGCCGCGGTGTAGTGCTGGTCGTCGCCTTGTTGCTGGGGCTGGCAATGCCGGTCATGGGCGGCAGCTTGCTGCTGTTTATGCTGGTTGATGTTCTGCGCTGGCAGCGGAAAAAGCAGCCCGTTAACGCAGTGTAAAGCGCCTGTGGCTGCCGTCTGTAAAATTATAATTACAGTAAGCAGCCATATAAGCGCTATTAAAGTTGGTGGTGTAACGATATCTGTACGATTTGTGGATTGAAATCTTTACCTGATGTGATATGGTGTCAGCTCCCTCGCTTGAGGAACCCTATCGCACACGAGCCATACAGGATTTGAT